TAATTGTTACTGTACCAACTGCTGTTGTTGCCACCAAATAATTAGGAGTCAACACCGTATCAAAACTACTTGCACCACCAACAGGATTCCATCCCCATTGTGTATCCCTTGACCCACCAGTTTGGAAACCATTCACATCCACACCAGCAGTATCATAAGTTGTGTCAGGTCTTGGTTGTCTAACCGCCTGCGGATCATCAACCGGGTACATACCCAATTGCAATTGCGGGTGGTCAGGATCCCAACATTCTTCACAAACTTTCAGTTGATATAGTTTAGTCTTAATGACCTCCATTTTCAACTGTTTTAGTTTGTATCTAAAACCGCACCGATCACACTGGGCAATCGAGTACTTGCCTGATGCGAAGCGGTTCCCCATTTACACGCCTCCACCTATGAACATCTGTCTAGGCACAAACCTGATAGCGGCCTTCTCACGATCCTCACCAGCCGCAAGATTAAACTGCTCATCATACTGACCCTTCAGCATCTCAATCCTAGGCATCAGCTCAGGTGTTTTAGTAGCTATGTGATAAGCTAGGCCAGCCGCAGCGGCAGGTAAAAACCTATAGTTCATATCCTGAGTCTGTACGCCAGATCCAGTATCTTGAACCCTTCTCATTCTCCAATACACAAATGTGTAAGTCGTAGAACCATCTGGTGTTGGCCAAACAGTAATAGCTGGAATCTGCGGAATGAAAATAGGCGTTCCTGAGCCTGCCGTGTAAGACTGAGCAGTCGTATTATTCTGAGCCCTAAAGCAATTCATCAAAGTATTGCCAGAAATATAGGAATAATACACGATCTCGCCAGATGTAGATCCAAGCTGTATATACCCTTGAGCAGCCATGTCATAGGTGCTCGTCAAAACAATAGTCGTGTCTGTAGTACCTATGCTTGTTGCAAGATTTACCGCAGTACCATTGACCAACAAAGGGTTAGTCTCGCCAGAATTCCTTTGCACCAACACTTGAATTGGTCTAGCCTGAGTCAGCTTATTAGGAATAGTCGCATAGGTAGGCATACTAATCCGAGTGATATTCAAATCAGCTTGATTGCTTGTTTGCCCCTGATTTGTACGAATCACATGATCCATCAAATCAATCGTATCAGTAGGAATAGGATAGGTGTTCAAGCCTTGGATAAACGTAATGGACTGCTGCTGAATCGTCCACATATTGATGCCACGATTCTGCCACTCTATCGTCATCAAATTCATTGACCTGCGAGCAGTACGCAAATCATAACCAGAACGCAGCTCACGACCAGCACGCTCCCATGCCTCTTCAGCCAATTCGGTGAAGTCTAGGTCAAATGAGGTTGTGCCAGTAGTGCTCATTTAATCTCTTCTGGAGCTTCAATAACAGGATCAGCTTCTACAGTAGGCGTATCTTCAGGTGCTTCTTCTACTACTTTTTCAGGCGCTTCAACAACAGGATCAGGTAAAGAAATAGTATCAACAGATGGAGCATCCTCAGATGGTGCTGGAAGATAGCTTTCTAATCCGTTAATGATATCCAAAAGTCTATCTTCAACGTGGCCATTAGCCATCAACTGTTGTGATGCTCTAGTGTCTAACTCTTCGATTAAAAACTCTAGATTGTCTTGGATGAAATCAGGTAAGCTCATTTTGAAGCCCTCATGTTGTCAATTAAATGTACGCCATATGAACCTTGTTCATCAAGATATTTAATGGCCTTCTTTAAAACCTCAGTAGAATCTTTTGCCATACCTAACATTGTGTTGCAAGTAAGACATAAAATTCCACGAAATTTACCAGTTTTGTGATTATGGTCAATAGCATATCCACGTCTACGACCTTCGTAAAGCATTAAGTCTGGAAGCTCATCAGAGCAAATTGAACATAAGCCATTTTGTTTTTCCCAACGATCCATAAACTCAGCGTGAGAAACACCATACTTATATTTTAAATGTTGCTCTAATCGTTTTTTTGGAGACCTGCTTTCCCATACGTTTTTTTGTTTTTCCTTTTGACAAGAAATGCACAAATATTGACCTTTCCAATATTGATCTTCATTTTTTTCAACAGAACAAACAGGACACGTTTTCATTTTTGCGCAGCCACTCTTATATTATCAACGGCATTAGGATATGGTCTACCTGCCGCCTTAGCCATCGCCTTTGCTTTAGCCTTCTTAGCAGAACTTAATTTCTTGTGCTTCTTAGCTGGATTGGGTGTATCCCAAACTTCACCGCCTTTTTTGTAAAGCGATACGTCATCAGGATGATCCTTACGATGAATAGTCTTTCTTTTGGGCATCTTAGAGGGGCTCATTGCCCCCATGCCACGACTAGGCATCATAGGTATCTACCTTTCGTATAGCCCTTAGTAGCTATACCATCTCCTCTTCCAGCTTTAGCCTTGTGTTTTTCAACTTCTTTTTTAACATGGCCGCCCTTTTTCATGCCCAACATACGCTGAGCATTTGGCAAAGCTTTTTTGACAGGGCCAGCAATCTCTTTGATGAAAGGAGCCACAACTTCTTGCGCTGCTTTTCTTGCAGCCAAATTTCTTGCGGCATTCGCTACCATCTTCAATGCGCCACCGCCCGGAACCATAGCATCCAACATCTGTTGGGTTTTTTCTGGGCTTGGTTTGCTTTCATTAAGCAAATCTCTAGCCGACTTTTTCATGGTTGGAACTGGTGTATTGTCTTCCCAATCGCTTCTCATGCCTGGTACTGGAGTGTTGTCCTCCCAATCACCACCCTTTTTAGATGATGTTTTAGGCGTTTCTTTGGCTGAACTAGGCTTAGAAGCAGGCTTAGTTGGCTTTCTAGGCTCAGATTCACCCTTGCGAGGTACACCTTTTTGAGCATTCAAATAGTCTCTAAGGTTATCAAAACCAGAATCAGCTAACTGTTTTTTGGTTACGATAACTCTTTTTTGAGTAGGCGTAGTGTCAATTGTGGCATTTGTCTGAGTAATAGGAGCTTGTGACCCTATATCAGTAGGTGCGGCAGGCGCTGATCCCATGTTTGAGTAATCAGCTCCCATTGCTTGGTTTTGTTGAGCTATAGCATTTTGTGCAGCCATTGAATCACCGCCGCCCATTGATTGAGCGTCTATGCCATAACCATCTCCACCGTCATCAACAACTGGATCGCCAGCTGCAAATCTTTTAACTTTACGCCTAGCCATTTTTAGCTCCTATTTGTGGTGCTTGTGGTGTACCTTACCGCCATGCGCCATGTGCTTTTGATGCTTGTGCAAATGCTCAATTACATCGTGATGCATATGGTGTCCAGCAGCGTGCTCTTTCACATGGTGTGAGTGATGCACATGACCGCCAGCGGCGTGCTCTTTCTCAACGTGCTCATGGTGCATCTCATGGTGATGAGGATGCTCGTGACCGTGAGGATGAATGGGTGCGTGATGATGTTGATGGTGTTTCATTTTAGCTCCTTAGCAAATCTTGCCGCCACGTTTCTTGGTATTAACCAATGGGCCAGTACCAATCGTATTGCCCTTCATTGTAGGATTCATACCGCGGGTATGGCCCTTCTCTTGAACAGCGTGTTCGCCAAATTTCTTATTGCCACGCTTAAGATCGTGACCTTTTTCCATATGGCTAGGCTCCATGCGTTGTTCAGAAATGTGACCGCCACCAGCATAGTGATGGGCTTTACCGCCACGCTTGAGCATCTTCTCGCCCATGTCTTTAGAATGTGGCTCAGCCTTTTCCATAGTCTTGCCACCAGCTTTCATCGCCATTTTAAGATGGTGATGAGCCATCTTCATGTGGTGATGGTGATCTTCATGGTGAGCTTTACCACCATGCTTCATACCCATTCCACCCATAGGAGCTGCAGGCATAGCCGCAGGAGCTGCTGCTCTGGGCTTTCTTGCGGCCTTCATCATCATTGCGGCGGCCATAGGGTTCATGCCACCTGATGCCATTTTTTTCTCGTGCTTCATAGTTCCACCTTCTTTAAATTTTTTGCCTTTATCGGCATTTACAAAATCTTCACCTACCTTTTGGGGTATGTGAACCTTCTTTGCAAACGCCTTGTTGTGAGCGATTGCTTCCATAAAATTGTGCTGCTTTTTGCTAGTTGAGGGCATGAGTACTCTCCATTAATCTATCAATTTTGCTTTCCAACCTGTCCAAGCGATCCAGAACTCTGCCGATATCTGCATGGGCTTCTACTCTGCTCACATACTCTTTTGCCATCTCTTCCCGAGTCCTGTTTAGCAAAATAGTTATGCGTTGCAACTCTGCTGATTTCTCTCTCAACACCCAACCTAAAATAGCGACAAGCAAGGATAGAACTGCATTCCACATCGTTGAGTCCATCAGACATACTTCCCTTTTGTGTGGCCTTTTACAGCGCACCCATCAGCACATTTCCATACACGCAGACTCTTATTGATTCTGCTATTTGGATCGTTTGCCGTCTTTGATGATGTCAACTTCTTTTTCATACCTTCCATCCGGGCACAAAAGGATTTCTTCCTTGATCCGCCCTCTGGTTGGGGAGCTTTTAAATGCATCCCCTCCTTCCTTGCGGATGCCCGACCCTTGGCGTTTAAGCCTCCGTTCGGTTTCTTCCCTTCTGCTCGTTGCCATGCTGGGGTACTCATTATGTGTTTCCTGTATCTACACTGTTTTTAATCAGTACGCCACCTATGTTAATTCCTACTGTACAAGCAGTAGTAGCGCTAGGAGCAATCTGCCACTGAACATCTGTACCTGCTGGATATGCAAATGGGAAGTTACGTTGAATGTTGTACTGCTGAACAAACGGAGTATTTAAAACAACACGTTTAATTAATGTTGCTGAAGAATTTAATACAGATGGATACTGCGCTACAGCTCTATAAGTTCCGTAGTTTGCAGTATTTCCAGTAAATGAACTGTTGGCCGTGAACCTAGTAAGTTGAGCCGTGTAATTGTTTGGGACTGTATACACGGCCATTTGCGAAGTACCCAAACTTACGGTACTACCATTGAAGGTTGTGGTATTGATCTGCGCATAATAAATAGCACCAGAGGTGGCCGCTTGGTTTTGCAGAGTAATTACACCTGTTGGGTTAATGGTACTAGAAAACGCAACAGAAATATTGTTAATTCTCCAGTATGTTTTGGCAGTTATTACACCAGTACCAGCAGTACCACCCAATGCAAGTACTTCAGATATTGGGTTATAGTTTAAATCTAAACCACTGATAACAATCAATGCTCCAGAGTCTCCACTTTGCGTGCTTGCCAAATACAATTGTGCTGGACTTGTTAAAAACACATAGTTGGTTGTAGGAGAATTCTCCCACATGGTCACAAACAATCCAGCGGTTGTGCTAGTGGTCCCATATCCAAAAATATTCAATGGAGTATGAAAAGCAATTTGATTGCGAGAAACTTGTAAATCGAATGGCTCGTCTCTGCCCCTCTGAGTTACAGATGATGTTGCACCATTAAATGCCATGATTAATCTCCTTAAAGTTTAAAGATAGGGGCCGAAGCCCCTAGTGATTAATCAAAGTTACCGTAGGGGTAAGTTGTTGATGTACCGATGTTGTTGTCAGGTTGTGTGTAACGCAAGGTCACATTGATCTGACCAGTCAAGCTAGTACGGGTTCCAAGAGCAGTACCAACCAAAGCAATCGTCACAACAACTTGAGACAAATTGGGTTGACCATTTGCCTGAAGAATATCAGTAGATGTTGCTGATTGATTGAGAATCTGAGCATTAGTAAAAGTGCTCAATGATTGACGGCCAACTGCTTGTGAACCAGAAGCGATAACACCTGTACCGAAGTAGTTAGGTGTACCAGCAGCGGCTGTGTAGTTGTTTGATACCAAGAACTGCACGCTTGTCAAAGCAGCAGTACCACCTGACACAGCAAACACGGTAGCCATGTCGATGAAGATATCATCTAAGTCTGCGCCTGTGGGCAAATAAAATACGCAACCACGATAGACGTTGGTCGCAGTATCTGCAGGGATGGTTTGTAAAACAGATGGATATACAGTCGAAGAAGGTGTATATACAGGTGAAATTTGGTTAGGAATTGTATTTGAGTTAACAAAGTTTCCAGAGCTACCACCAAAAGTGGATGTGCCTAGAGTTGTGTTTGATACATCAATATCACAATTCTGAACCAATTGAGAATAGCCTACATTGCGTAGTGGGCCAAAACGGTTATCGCCAGATAGAATCGGGCCTTCAAAGGTACTGCGTCCCATAATAATTCCTTATGCAAAAGACTCTTGTTAATCGTTGCATCGTCTGCTGGGCCAGTGGCAACAAGAGTAAACTCCCAGATGCATTAAATATACACGAAATTTAAAAAGTGTCAACAAAAAAAAGGGGGTTTTTACACCCCCTTTTTACATCATCAGAATGAACCTGAAGAACCCCAAACTCCGAGGGGATCAGACCAACCGAATGAATAACGCTCGCGGGCTTTGTAGCGCACGTTGCCTGTATCAAAATCTCCGTCCATTGA